CAGCCATGTGCGCTGACCCCAGACACCTTCTCCTGTTGTTCGAGAAGAAATAAGATGTCATCTGGGAAACCGAAGGCCTTCTTGAAAGCCCGTTCGGCGCGCAGAGCCGCAAGCGAAACATGAGAATCGAAGCGAGAACCATCAGCCTCAACTCCCATGACCATCCCGGCTTCAACCATCGTATGGAATAGCCGCCCAATGCTGAGGGGTGTCATGCCGCTTGTGTACACAGCAGCATGGTGTGGGTCAGCGAAAGCCCGCTCTTGTGTGATTCGAGCGAATTCTTTGCTGAGTGGCTTGCACCACTTCCCAAGCATCACCTTTGTAACTTCATCCGGGCCCTGTATCGCGCGGGGCACGGCCCAGATTGCAGCAGTTTGGGTGGCAGCGAGTTCGTGTTTCACGAAGGCTTTCGTTCTGGTCTTGTGCGAACTAGGCGTGATATTCTTGCTGTTAATCAACATCATAGCCCGAAGCGTGGTCTCTCGCTTCTTCGCAGATTCAATGCAAGCTAGAAAATCCTCGTCACTCATAACGCTTATTTGTTGCATCCCTTGGGTCTGTTGGTGCTCGATGAAATTTTGCATAAGCTCATTCCAACGCACTTCGTCCCCTTCAGGGTGCTCAACCAGCGCTCGGTTGGCGAGGGCCACTAGCTCGTTCATTTCATTGTTCGAAAACACGCCGGGTAACACACCATTAAGCTTGGCCCCGAGCCTATGTCGAATCACGTACAGCCCGTCGCGACACGGACTGTATTTCTTGACTAGGCTTTTCAAGGGTTGCACTACGGTCGTCACACTTATCGGTGAATCAGCGCTAATCTTACAGTAGTCACGGGCCAGGGCCTTGACCAGCTCAGCTGTCAAAGGCGGCCACGTGTCATCAGAACGCCACATGTTGGTAATTTTCCTTGCGGCGTCATCCATAGATTTGCTCCCCACCCCTGCTATCATGCACATGTTGTGTTGTTGCAGGTTGAGGGTCACGCTGCAGGCAAGTCCGGCAACTTCATAAATTACCGGAAAGCCTGTCACCGGGTTGGCTGCATGAATCATTTTGCCAACCGTCTTGGCTCTCCCTTTGTGCCTCTGTACGTGTACGATACGAAGAGAACTCTCCTCAAAGGGACGATGAACCAAGAGCGAAACGTGTTTCTTTCGCCAGAACAGCCCGTAATTATGACACGATTTGTCAAGATACGAACTCCAACGGTCGAGATGGTTTGTTACTACATCTCCGTCGCCTGTTGAACTCGTCAGGCGATCCGTGATCGTGGTGACCACACCGTCATCAGAAGATGCGGCCGTCGTGTGAACATCAAGAATGG